GTTATATAGGGCACACTGTAGAGATTTATAGGGGGAAGTGTGAGCTCCCCCCATTTGATGCTATTTGTTACCGAACAACTCTTCATCTGTGTATTGTTTATGACCGACCTCGTAGTTTTTAATGTGCTGTGCGATGTCGTCAGCCACGTTGGGTATGTCTTTCTTGCCAAAGATGGCGTCATAGTTGTCTACGTACTGCTTGCTGTTGGTTTTACTGATCAATTTGTCACCTGTTATATCATTTTTACTCATCTTCAAACTCTCCTAATATAAGTTCATCTAAAATTTGTGCATACTTAGCTTCAAGTTTATCTTCGAAAGCATTGACTAGATCCCAAGTAGTTAGTCCTAGTAAATCTACTAAGTCAAACTCTGTTATCTGTTCTGCTACTTTCTCTTTTAACTCAATTAGCGTTAACATTTTCAAACTCCTTAACTAACTGTATGAAATGTATGGCTTTATCTAAGTCCTGTACGCCCCCTTTGTTACGCCACCTGCAAAGATACTTAATAGCTGTTGCTTCTAGATAAGGTATCTTGTTTATGTGGCAGAAGTAAGCAGGTTGTATTGGGAATCCTTTATAGTGATCACCACCTACTTGTACCTCACTAGCTAACTGTTGCATATTTCTTCCTTATTAATTGTAATAAAATTCAGTTGGGGAGATATAAGTAATCTTACCAGCTTTAGCTGCTTGTTTAAGATCTTTTTTATATTTCTTATTCATAGCAGGAATCATTATCTTATTAATTTGAAAGAGTCTTTCTGTTATAATACTAAGACTACTTTGTTGCCACAACATAGGATGTTCTACATATTGTTTAATAAAGTTAGTTAAAGTATGAGCAGCTTGTATACCCTCTTTTCTAGTTATCTGCATATTTCTTCCTTAAGTATCGTAAACTAACTGGCATCTCATCAAACGAACCATTGACAACATCATGTAGAATGTATAACCCTCTCCAGTGGTTGTTAGTCTGGTGATTGAGATAACCTTCTAGATGCTCATAACAACTACCAGCAATCAGAGCAGTCATTTCAGAACCATCAGCACGTTTACCGTAAGCAATGTCACGACCCTGTTGATGACCAGCTATGCAAGACTGATGATGCTTAAGTAAAAGCATACGAGCAGTATTACAAGGATTGCCCATAACTCCACTGACGAAGTAGTGACAAAACGCAATGCCTTCGATAACAATCGGTTGAAGGAATGGAACAAACTCCCAGCCACTTTTCTCATACTCTAGATCTCCTAATGAAATTAAACCATCAAGCTTTGGATCATTCTGAATAGCTCTATTGATACGATGTTCATGATTACCACCTAACATAACTAGACGAGGTTTCCATCTAGCTCTCTTAGTATCAGTTAGACGCTTCTGTTCCGCCCTTACGGGCGAAAGCAGAACCTTCATTGCATCTTTAGAAGCTTGGATATCAGCTTTGTAACGCTGACCTTCCATTGACTTACTACCAGCTTTATCATGAGAAGAGAGTGAAGGCATGTCAGCAAAGTCACCTAGGTGAACAATGATGTCAGGCTTCATATCTACTGCATAACGACCGATAGCATCAAGGAAAGCAAAGTCATCACCAGGTCTGATCTGTGTATCTGGAATTACCATGATACGTTTACTCATCGTAGTGATCTCCATTGTTACCATTCTGACCTATGTTATCGATACGATCTTCATCCCATTCATCAGCTGTATCTTCATCAATCATTTCCTCAGTTAGCTGATCGTTAGGATCTAGTGGTTGACTCATGATGGGATACCTCCTTCTTGTTTAAATAGATCTAACTCTTGTTGTACATCTGATTCTTGAATCTTGATGATGCCATTGAACACTAAGTTCTTGATTGCATGGTCCATTAAGAAACCCGCTTCAGCTTCTGTAACATTGAAGTCAAAGTCTAAAGATCCATCTTCCTCATTGCGAACACAATTGTCTATACGCATTTAACCAATCCTTTCTAAAGTCTAACCATTCGAAGTTATTAAGTTCAGCCCACATTGCATACGTTGTCTTACTACCTCTGTGTAACTTATTCGATGCATTCTGAAATAACATTATTATTCTGATGTCTGGGTTACACTCTCTAAACCATATCATCTTCTTGCGAGTTTCTAGATCTAGTAACCCTTTAGCCTCAAGATATATCTCCTTACTCGCATCTGTTTTAAAGTCTGGAGTGTAGGTTCTTTCTTGTACTGGTTGAGTAAACTTAATCTTAGTTGGTTCATACTCTACAGAAGGATATTCTTTTATTAGTGTATTCCAAACCTTTTCTTCTAACTTACTTTTGAACTTGGGCATTTAGTAGTTTCTCATATCGAGCAGCATAGCTATCTCCTTCATGACGTAGTAACCATAGACACTGAGAATCCATAAGGAAGTTTCCTTTACCGATAAGAGATAGACTATGTACTTTATTGAACATAGCCTGCTCAGTAGTAAGTCCAGCCAAAGCTTTGCGGGCTTTAACTTCACCTAATCCTGGAATACCCTTAACGTTGTCAGAAGAATCTCCTTTAATGCATTGCTCATAGAATAGTCTAAGACCCTCTAACTCTGTTTGTTCTACAAAGTTATCAGGTCTAGACCAACTAAGTGTACCTATAGCCCATTGAAAATGTTTCCCTGGAACCTGTAACATATCCTTATCTAGAGAACAGATAGTTGTAGTACCTCCCACCTTATCTTGGTGAATAGACATAGCATCATCTGCTTCTAGAGTATTAGGAGCCCACTCAGCCCCTAACTTATCAAGTGCATACTTCTGTAATGCAATTAAGTGTTTAGGCTTAGGAGCTGTTCTATTAGCCTTATATTGTGGGTTAATAGTCTTGCGGAAGTTACTTGGTCCTGTGAGGAAAGCTCTGTAAGAGGTAGCACCAACTTTAGATTGAATGCCCTCAAACAGATCCTTCATCCTAGATACGGCTATGCCCACTGGTTCATCCTCAGCACTGGCTGCACTACGAAAGCAAACAAGATCCATATCTATAAGGGCAATCATTATACAGCTACTCCTTCAGGGATAGAGTCAGAAGACTCATACTCAATTAGATTATTAATTACTAAGGTATTAAGAGTTGGAGAGGTACCTTTCTTACCTTTGAACTCCCACTCATAAGAGTTTACAACGGCAATTGCATCACTACCATTACCGATACGAATATCAGTAGCAAGAGGTAAGCCATTACTATCAGTAGCTTTGATAGGAAGGGTAGACTTACAGGTAATGTAGTGTCCTCGATCATATTGGTCATCATCTCGTTTGTTTACTTTGATACCTAATGTTGATAATTCTTTAACAGCCTCTGGACTTAACTGTGCTAAGTCTACTTGATACTTACCTGACATCTCGTTAGTCTCGTTTAGTTGAGCCCAGAATAGTTTTGCTTTGATTTTAATTGCCATCTTTAAATACTCCAATGTCTATATACGTTTATAATAATGTGAATACAAGTTACTACTTCTAACACTGTGATCCAAGTCTTACTAGAAGGGAACATCGTCATCTCCTGAAGAAGTATTATTAACTTCCGTGGTATTGACCCATTGTTCGTAACCTCTTTTATCTTCTTGAACCTCTACATCTACTTCGGTACCCCTAGTCCAACTACTTGCAGCTTTGTACACATGTTTGTTTTTCCAAGAGAATAGTCTCCAGGATTTAACTTGGTCCTCAGTATCTCTAAAGATAACTTCTATGGCTTGATACTCTAAGCCATTAGCTGCTTGATGGGCTGTGGGGGTACCTACATCCACAATTTTAATTCTAAGCATTTACTTCCTCCTTATATGCATGAATTATTCTATGGCAATTAGAGCATACCATAATACATTTTAAAACCTCTGCTTCTAGTTTCTCTAATGAGGCTCCTGTTAATTGTGTAATCTTTTTATCTTTTTGTGTTGGATCTAAATGATGAAAGTCATAGCAACAAGGTGGAAAAGTTTGCTGACAGTGTGCACATTTATTTCCAAATCTGTTCACTAACTCAAGTTTTCTAGCCCTTGATTTAAGCATCTGAGTTCTTTTACCTTTAATAAAGGCTTCTTCACTTTTTCTAGGCATTCACTTCTACCATGTTGCCCCAATCAGGTCCTACTTCACACTGAACCCTCATAGGTAGATTAAACTCCGTACCAAATATCTTTTTAAAGTTAGCTGGTACATCGTTGAAACAGTTATTAACTAACTGCACTAGACTAATATTATCCCATACTTTGGGATCAAAGTCAAGTATTATTGAGTCATGAACTGTATTGACCATTAAGACTCCTTCTTTACCTTTCAATCTGTTGCGTAGAGAGACACGAGCTAGAGCCATGAGATCAGCACCTAGCCCCTGTACTGGATAGTTAAGAATCTTAGTACGAGGGAACTTAACTTTACCATACTTAATCTCAGGCTCAAACTTATAGAACCTACCAGTAGGCATATCGATACGACCATCACGCATAGCACGTTCTAGTAGTTGCTCATGCCATACCTTTAGTCCTGCGTACTTTTCGTAGAACTGGTCGATAACTCCTTGCCAGAACGTTTCATCTCCAATACTTGAGAAGTTAAGATCATTCGCATAAGAGTACGCTGATCCTCCGTAGATGAGTCGAAACACGAACGTTTTAGCAATAAGTCGACTTGGTAGTCCAAATCGCTGTTGGTTGTCTGCATGCTGGTCTACTCCTAAAAGAATCTCATCGATAGCTACTTGATCTTGACTTAAGTATGTGGCTCCTACCCACTCTAATTGTTTAGCATCTGCTTGTAGTAACATCTAGTAGAGGTCCTCCCATTGTCGTTCGATATAAATATCTTTCTCATAGGCATCAAGTAAAGCGAGAATAGAATAGACCTTTGATTCCTCCGTCGAAGTTTTGCAGGTTTGGTTTACTACTTGACAGACGTCCTGTACGAGCGACGCATTGATTAAGTTGTCCATGTATCTTATTCTCCTTCCAGTTAAGTTCAGCTGATAGCTTAAGCAATCCTCTGTAGTACGTTGATACTCTCTTCTCTAACTCTGATCTCTTTAATAGAGTTTGAATAGCTTTGAGAGAGTGTTGGTTCCTACTCTTGAGTGACTTAAGTGTAGCCTCATCAGTAGAGAAGTAACCTTCTTTAGCTAACTCTGAACCTCTAGGTGGAGTAAAGAGTCGAGGTAGTTCTACTTGGTAGTCTTCCCACTTTTCTTTGACTTCTCCCTTACGAGCACCTGTCTTGTAAAAGCCAGCAGGGACTTTGCGAGAAAGCTTAATGCTTCCGCCATAAAGTAAGCAACTGAGATGATCACCGCTATTGGGATTAAAACTATCACAGTTATGGTACTGATAAAGCTCGTTATCCAACTCGACGATTTGTGCATCCAATTCATTTGCTAACTCCTCACTTTTTGTTGCGTTATATAAT